ATTATAGATAAGTAGGAGGCTAAATGGCTAACACTACCTCTGGAACTCAAGTTTTTGAAAAAAATTTTTCTATTGATGAAATAGTAGAAGAATCTTTTGAAAGAATGGGTATTCAAAATGTATCTGGATATCAGTTAAAAACTTCTAGAAGAACTTTAAATATTATGTTTCAAGAGTGGGCCAACCGTGGTCTTCACTATTGGGAAGTAGAAAACACATCTATAACATTAGCAACTGATCAAACAGAATATACTATATTTAGATCTTCGGCAGAGGGAGCATCTAATGGAGTCACTACAACTTTATCATCAGCTATAAATAGTAGTGTAACAACCATACCTCTTACATCTGTAACAAACATGCCGTCATCTGGTAAAATTAAAATTAATAATGAAATAATTTCTTACACAGGAATATCGTCTTTAAATTTAACAGGTGCAACAAGAGCAGCTGATGATACAACAGCAGCATCACATAGCAGCGGTGATACAGTGACTAATTTTGTAAATGGAGCTGATGATATATTAGAAGCTAGTTTTAGAAACGATAGTAGTATAGATGTGCCTTTAACAAAAATAGCTAGATCAGCATATCAAGCCCTATCAAATAAATCTTCTACAGGTCAACCATCACAATATTTTGTACAAAGATTTATAGATAAAATTACAATCAATTTATATTTAACACCTGGATCAACTGAGAACGGTAAGTTTTTAAATTTCTTTTTTGTAAAAAGAATACAAGATGCAGGTGCATATACAAATGGAGCAGATGTTCCGTATAGATTTGTACCTTGTATGGTTTCAGGTTTAACATATTATTTATCTCAAAAATACGCACCACAAAGATCACAACAATTTAAATTATTTTATGAGGATGAATTCCAAAGAGCTTTATCAGAAGATGGGTCATCTTCTAGTACATTTATTACACCTAAATCTTATTTTACGGAGACTAACTAATGGCTGTTGGTAAGTATTCAAAGTTTATATCTGACAGATCTGGTATGGAATTTCCGTACAAAGAAATGGTTATAGAATGGAATGGTGCTAGAGTTCATACTTCAGAATATGAAAAAAAACATCCACAACTAGAACCAAAAAGATTTGTAGCGGAACCACAAGGTTTACGTAATGCAAGACCAGATAGAACTGAGCCTGCTGTAGCAAGATTACTAGGACCAAATCCATTTTCTATAACTAGTGGATCCACAACTGTTACTGTTACAGAAACAAATCACGGGAGATCTACAGGTGATATAGTAGTATTTAGAAACGTAGATGGATCTTTAGGTGGAGTTGCGCCTTCTGCTTTCGAATCTGCATCTGGTTTTTCTATTACAGTTACAACAACAGATAAGTATACATTTACATTAGGATCAACACCAACTATAACAGAAGACTCAGGAGGAATGACAGTCACAGCAGGGCCTGTAACTCTAACACCGTAATATGGCATACACTTTAGCAAATTTAAGAACTGATATTAGAAACTACACAGAGGTAGATAGTGGTGTTTTATCTGATACTATCTTAGATACAATTATTAAAAATGCAGAAAATAGAATATATAGAGAAATAGATACGGACGATAATAGAGTTTACGCTACTTCTAACTTAGTTAATGGAAACAGATTTGTAACCATACCCTCAGATTTAAGAAATATAAGATATGTTCAATTAAAAGATACAAACGTAACACCCAATACTCAATCTTTTTTAGAGAAAAAAGAAACTAGTTATATGGCTACTTTTTACGATACTCCCGGAACTGCTTCAGGTATTCCTAAATATTATGCTAATTGGGATGCTAATTTTTGGGTGGTAGCACCTACTCCAAATGCAACTTACGAAATAACTTTGGCTTATATGAAACAGCCATTTAGCATAACTAGTACAACTCAACCAACGACAGCTAATCCAGCTTCTACGGTAGGAACATATTTATCAAATAAATATCAAGATTTACTTTTATACGCATGTCTCGCAGAAGCATATGGGTACTTGAAAGGTCCCACAGATCTGTTACAATACTATGAGATGTCTTATAAGAGATCAGCAGCTTCATATTCGATAGAACAAGAAGGTCGAAGAAGAAGAGACGAATATCAAGATGGTGTTATTCGTAATGTTATTAAATCACCATCACCGTAATAAGGAGATAAAAAATGGCAAATGTAGTACCACATAGTTTTAAAAGTGAATTACTTTCAGGAACGCATAATTTTGCAAATGGAGGAGACTCTTTTAAATTAGCTTTGTACACAGCCGGATCTGGTTCACCTTACGCACCCACTGATACAGCTTATTCTTCATCAGTTTCTAATGAAGTTAGTACTAGTAGTCCTAATGTTGGATACACAACTGGAGGATTGCAGTTACAAAGTCAAGCGGTTGCGACTGGAACAGGAACGGCAACAGTTGATTTTGCAAATTTAAATTTTCCAAGCTCAACTTTTAGTGCAGCTTATGGAGTTATTTATAATGATGATAAATCAGATAAGTTGTGTGTAGTTTTAGATTTTGGTGGAACAAAGACAGCAACCAATGGTGACTTCACTATTGTATTCCCTGATCCGAGTACACCAGCAAATGCGATTATTAGTTTAACATCGTAATAGGAATATAACATGGCGTTTATACTTAACGATAGGGTTAAAGAAACCTCTACGACTACAGGAACAGGTGCGTTCACCTTAGCTGGAGCTGTATCAGGTTTTGAAACTTTTTCTGCAGGAATTGGTGGAAGTAATACAACATACTATTGTATTTTTCGTACTGGTACAACACAATTTGAAATTGGTTTTGGAACTTTAAATTCAGGGGCAAGCACATTAACTAGAACTTATATTATCTCTAGTTCTAATAGCGATGCTGCTGTTGATTTTGGTTCAGGATCAAAAGATGTTTTCTGTACAGTACCAGGTTCAAAAATTAATCTTCCTTTTCCAGAAGAAAATGCTTCTTCGTCGGCGCCAAAAATAATTACCGTAAAGGTAGCAGCTAAATCTGGTAATCACCCATATCAAGGTGCGGGTTCTAGTAATGCGTATTATTTAGGTGGATTAGAGGCACCTGCTTTGAGACTAACTGGTGTAGATGCATCAAACTCAGCTTATGCACAATACTATAGATTCGATCAATCAGACTCATCAAACAGTGGACATCCTTTAAGATTTTATCTAGAATCAGATAAGTCTACAGCTTACACAACAGGTGTAACTACAAATGGAACTCCAGGTAGTTCTGGTGCATATACACAGATTGCTGTCGATGAAACAACTCCAAATATTTTATATTATCAATGTTCATCTCACGCTTACATGGGTAATCATGTAACCAATATAAGTAATAAAATTAATTCAAACTTAGTCACAATAGGTAATGTGACTGTTGGATCACAGCTAAAAATGCCTGATAATACTTCAGGAAAAATACTAGTTGGAGATGGCACTAGTTATCAAGAAGTGGCTGTATCAGGAGATGCAACACTAGCTAGTAATGGAGCTTTAACAATATCAGGAGGAGTAACTGCAGGTTTCGTGATTGCAATGTCGATCGCTCTGTAGTAAATAAGGATTATGGCACAAAATTTTAGAAATTATTTAACAAGAAACACGGGAACTTCAGCAGTAGATGCATTAGGTGGTGCTGCAAATAGTTTTGATACTTTAATTAGTGTTAGAATGGCTAACACAACAACTTCAACAATTCAAGTTGATGCTTTTATTAAAAGATCATCAACTGATTACTATTTAATAAAAAATGCACCAATCGTATCGGGTGGATCATTAGAACTAATTGACGGAGGTTCGAAGATAGTTCTTGCTTCAGGAGATCAGTTGTATGTACAATCAGACACTGCTTCTTCTTTAGATACTATCGTTGGCGCTGTAGACGATATAAGTACATAGGAGATTCATGGCCTATTTAGGAAACGCACCAGCAAGAAGTTTCATAAGTTTTGAGAGACAAGTATTTACAATCGTAAACTCTCAAACTGCGTATACGCTATCACATTCCGTAACTAACGAAAACGATATCAGACTTGTAATTAACAACATTGTCCAGGAGCCGGGATCAGGTAAAGCTTATACTGCATCGGGCACCACTCTTACACTATCCGCAGCGTTAACAAATGGTACGGACGAAATGTATTGTGTATTCTTAGGAAGAGCTGTTGCAACAAATGCACCTGGTGCAGGGTCAGTGAACACTGCAGCGATAGCAGCAGATGCAGTAACAGAAGCAAAGATAGCAGATGATGCTGTTGAAAGTGAACATTTAAATAATAATGTTATCTCTGGACAAACAGAACTTGCTAGTGAACCAGCAGACACAGACGAATTTTTAGTATCAGATGCTGGAACATTAAAAAGAATTGATTACTCTTTAATTAAACCTAGTACACCACATATGGTTAAATTATCTACTCAAACAGCAAGTGGAGACAGTTCTATAGATTTTACATCTGGAATTGATAGCACATATCAACAATATCATTTTGAATTTACTGAAATAAATTTAGCAACTGATGGTGCAGAATTTCAATTTCAAGCAGACACAGGCACTAATACTAATTATAATTTAACTATAACATCTATAGTTTATCATGCAGAAAATTCAGAAGGTGGAGGAGGTGGTTCTCTTACTTATTCAACTGCAAGAGATCAATCTCAAGGAACAGCTTTTCAAGATTTATTTCCAGATGCTGGTAATGGTACAGACGAAAGTGCTTTTGGATATTTAAGAGTTCAAAATCCATCATCATCAACTTATACAAAAAATTTTATGAGTAGAATGGATGGTTATCATCAAAATAATTTAGCTTTTAACATGGTTGTTGGAGGATATTTTAATACTACTACACCTATAACTAGATTTAGATTTAAATCATCATCTGGAAATTTTGATGGAAGAATTACAATGTATGGAGTGAACGCATAATGCCTAGAACAAAATTAATAGATGGAGTTAGATATAATCTTACACCAGAAGAAGAAACAATTAGAGATCAGGAAGAAGCTCAAGCAACTATTGATAAACAAGCTGAAATTGATGCAAAAATAAATAAAGAAAATAAAAAAGCATCTGGCAAACAAAAACTTTTAGACTTAGGATTAACAGAAGCTGAG